ATCGTGAAATGGGCATAACCCAACTGCTTGTGTTCCGCTTTGTTTAATGTTTCTAACATATTGACAGTAAAAATTGTACCAATTAACTTTTTCATCTATATTTATCATTGTTCCTTACCTCCTTCCTGGAAAATTTCGTCAATACTACAATTTAGCGCGTTTGCAATTCTAAAAGCAACTTCCAGCCGTGGTGTGCGCAAACCGCGTTCCACAAAGCTTAGGAATGCAGGCGAAACTTCTACCTGCCTTGCAAGTTCCCTAAGTGTTATTCCACATTCTTTCCTTTTTTCCCTTACACTGTTTTTCATTTTCCTTACCTCCTTTCCAGGGTGCCCCCATCTACACACCGCCATGGTTATATAGTGGGGGCTACCCTAATTTTTTTTAATTGCTACCCTGACAGGGTAGGAACCCGTAACCCACTAATTCACGTTCCATTTGCTGTACTTGTTCCACNTNGCCTATAAATTCCGCAAGAACAGCTTCAGGCATGCTTTCCGTATTGAACCCTTTTTGCTTTAGCCATTTTTCATATTTATCTGCATCTTGTCCAACCACCATTACTACTAAGCATTCCTTTCCATCTTTCATTTTACCATGTTCCATAATGCTTCTCATACACCTTCACCTCCTTTCTTATTATTATTATACCCTAAGTTAACACCTTTTTATTCAACCCGTCAATATTACATCACGGGCTATATTTATATTATGTGCAATATTCGTGCCACTTTCCTGCCATTTATGGCAGCTTTCTATATATTATAGCACAAATGCTGGCATTAGTGCCAGAAAAATGGGCGGGCCATTTTTAACCCGCCCAAAGAAAGGAGGTAAGGAGGTGTGGGGGCCCCGCTTACATATACATATTATACCATTTTTCGTTATAAATTATCCCAAGCAGTACCAAATTCAGCTTTTAATTGCTTTAATGCAGCTTCAATAAGCGCTTTTATTTCTTCGGCTGAAAGTTGCAAACCTAACTGCGTTGCCATGTTGCTTAGCCATTCAGCTGCTTTTTCATATTTTTCAGCGCCGCCCATATCTTTATAGGCCTGTTGAACAAATTGTACTGCAATGCGCGCAAGTTCCTGTTTAGTTTCTAGTTCTTGCTTTATTTGCTGTATTTTTTCCGCACCTAAGCGTTTCTGTATCCAAGCTACTATATACCCAACAAGCACTGGTACTAATACAGCGATAACATCTATTAATAGTTGCAGTAGTGCATCGTGCATATGTTATTTCCCCCCTTTCAGTACATCATACATTTTTGCTAGCATTGTTGCTACTTCAGCTTTTGTGGCTGGTTTATCAGGTTCAAAATTGCCATCTTTATTTCCTTGAACAATGCCCATATCTTTTAATTTTTTCACATACTGATACGCCCAATGTGTAGTTGGCACATCTTTAAACATAGTATCACCTCCTAATTTTTGTTTTACACCTTTAATAACAGCATCCCATGGAAATTTTTCACCTGGACAGTGTGGTTTATTTTTAGGTGTAACTTCATAATGCCCTATAATGTGTTCCCTGTCAACTGGTATCTGAACACCCCAAATACGCTTTACTTCAGAAATTATATATGCTATAACTTCTATTTCCGCCGCAAGTTGTGCATCTGTTAATGCTCCACGTGTATCCTTATAGAACCCTTCATTCTCAATACTAACGGTAAAGAAATTTGCGTTAGTTTTGCGTTCTTTTACTAGCCGCGCAGTGGCATAGCCATAATAGATACTATCTGCTGGGTTAGTGCTTGTAGCATTACACCAGGCAGTATCCCGAATATCCACCATTTGTGCTACGCGGCCATCTTTTGCTACAATAAAATGGCTAGAAACACGTGAAGCTGGGTTTTGCTCCCAGGCAATTGTACCTAAATAGGTTCCTTCAGCAATATGGCACACAATAACATCTGGTACCCATAATTTGCCATAAAATGTTCTACCTTCCCACTTATTGGGCGTGGTGTATTTATTCATTTTTATCACCTCCTTGGCGGGTTTCTTCCCGCTTAATGCCTGCAAGCGCCCATAGTTCGCCAGTAGTAAATGCGAACCATGCAGTTATAAGTGTTNCTGGTTCCATATGCACATACCAAAAAATTATTAGCACTGCGGCCGCAAATATCACATTAAGCGCTATTACAAGCATTACTACTTTCTTAGAAAATTTATTCATCTTTTCCCTTCCTTTTAGTATGGCGCATAATATCAAGCATTTCATCAAGCTTCATTTGTTCTTTTGTTATTTCTATTTGCATTTCACGTATAAGTTTCATAAGTTCCTGTATGGCTATTGTATTATTTTCAATTACTTTGGTTAGTTCAACTTTATTTTGTGGTTGCTGCGCAAATACCTTGACAAATACATACCCCAATATGGCTACTGCAAATATTGCTATTCCGTATTGGGCTATATCTGCGCCAGGCATATGCTACCCCTCATATACAAAGTTGTACTGTACCTTCATGGTTTGCTGGTCCGTTTTAGTTACGGGCGCAGCAAGAAGTGTGCGGGCAAAGTAGTGGTCACCAAATTTCCATTTATATAAGGTTCCATCATATTTCAGTGCATATAAATATCCATTGAGATATGTTATACCAATAGTAGCACCTCCTGGAGTTTCAGGGCTTGAAATTGAAGCTAGAATTTCTCCAGTTGAAGAAAGCTTATAATTATAATAATTGGGGGCATAAGTATAAAAGAATGGTTCAATATAATGCATTGAAAAACCAGCTTTATATGGGCTAGATAAATTTAAATTTGTAGTATAGGTATCAATTACTATTCCATCTGTAGAAATTTTATAAAATTTATTTTCTACTGACATAGCGTATAAATAGGTTCCATCAGTTGCTAAACCAAAACCATGTTGGCTATNTGTGCTAATTCCCAAATTTTTAGTGCTTATTATTATGCCATCAGTAGTTATTTGATATAAATTCCCATTATAAAGTAGCGCATATAAATATGGTGATAAATATGTTATACCAATAGAAGAATAGGTATCAGGTACACTAATTCCAGTGTTTACGCTTCCTAATACAGTGCCATCTGGCATTATTTTATATAGTGTTCTCCAACCATCTATCGCATATATATATGTTCCATCTGTAGTTATATCAAAACCAGCACTACTAGGAGCACTAATTCCAATATTTTTACTCATGACAGTATCAAAATATGGCGCAAATTGGTTTCCCCAAATTAGCGTTTGAAATGTTCCATTGGCCGCATGTGTTGGCCAGTCAAATACCCAGTGTATTTGTGAGTTGTTAGCGTAACTTTCTGCTGTATTTGGTGTACCGCGTTGTGTATCACTTCCAGTATATGTGCTTTTATTTGCCCACCCAATTAGCTTGCCAGGGTTTCCATCGCTTGTTGAGGTAGTATTGAAGGTTAATATATTAACTCTTTCATCTTCTGGCCTGGAACTGGTAGATAAATATATGTTATCCATTTCCCAATATCCACCATAGGAATTGGTTTTATTATATGCCCCAGTACAAAATTTATCCCACTGGTATGAACGCAACCATTCATATACTTCAGGATAAATAATATTAGGTGTGTGTGCTTCTAGCTCTAGCTTACCAGTGCGTGCATTATACAAATATACATTAGCATAACCTTTTATGGGTAAATTGGGCTTGCGCTTAATTTCAACATATTCTTTACCTGTTAAGTAATTCTTTACAATGCTTTTCACGCTTTTCATGCTTTATCCCTCCATTCACGATAATGTTACGCTGGCATTAGTGCCAACGCTAATAGTATTTCCACTAATTGTAACATTATCCTGCACATTTATACCAATTGGCTGCATAGCTTCGGCAATACATTCCGTTCTGACAGAAATAATATTTTCGCCAATTTTTGCCAATTCTTCCACTTCAGCATGCGGCCATTCAATAAAAAAACTCCCACCACCAGCGCCCTGTGCAAAAATATATACTTGTGCATTTTTCGCTGGAATAGCAAATGTACCATTATTTATATTCATAGAAAATTTCACAATTACATTTCCACTATTCATTACTACAAATTTCGGTATGGCAATTGTATTCCAACCAGCAGAAACAACTTGCCTAATGGTAGGTATAGTGTTGGTATTGCCTACGGCCAGGGAAATTTCTACAGTGGCTGCTGTGCTAGCTTGGCCAACTATAAGCGCACCTATTATGGCACGCGCTGAACTAAGGTTATCTACTGAAAGGGCAACAATATTAGTGGGGCCAGATACTTCAATTGCACTAGAATTTTCAAAGTAAAATATACCAAACCCAGCAGTACCACTTACAGTGCTTGTTGTTCCACTTAGTACATTTTCCAATACTGGCACAGGGTTAGCAAGTTCTACTTCAGTATCTTGGGGCCGTGTAGCTACGCGCTTAATACGTACTATGCGTTCTTTTATATTTACATTTGCCACTTCATCATATACAGTTATTATATCGCCAATATCAAATGCATCTTGGCCTGTTTGTTCGCTAATATCGGCTATAGTGCATTCATAAATGTATTTAGGGGCTGAAAGCTGATATAGTGTGGCCCATGCTTTATCGTACAGGTCATTCAGGCTAGTAATGCTTTCATCTACAATAACTACTTCGCGCTTAAATAATGCGCGTGCTTGTTCCAACGTGAAACCTTGATCAAGATAATAGCTGTAATTTTCAATGTATTGTTGAAGGGAATGGTTAACTTGGTTCAGTGCTAGTCCCGCTTTGCCATACATATATAGTACAGTTGCTTCAGGTGGTTGTACCGTTCGCTTTACGTTGCGCAAATTTTTCTTGTAACGAAATACTGTGCCGTTGTCACGGCCAATACGTGTACGGAAAAACACGCGGCGGTTCATGCTATCAAATTCCACTTCATATCCACAAATATGTGCCCATTCCNGATAAGATACAAAATATTATTCTTGCTTTCCCTCATCCAGCGTTGTGTATTCAGATCGCCTTCAATCTGCCCGATTATCCAGTTTGTGCCTTGTAAAAGCGTGTTCAGGCCGTAATAAACGCTCACGCCCTTCCAATCTATATCTTGTGTATACAAACGTTTACCTAACTCCACTAACCATATTTCATCGCATTTTACATGCTTCCATGTCTGATTGCCATCACGGACATCCTCGGTTTGTGTGATATAATACCTCCGGCCACCCCACACAATTTCCTTGTCAACTAGCACATCCGCGGCCTTTGGATCCGTAAGTGGTAAATCAAATTCCAATGTTGAAATGCCTTGTAATTCCTGTTCATGGGTTACATTCGCCGCGTTTTCTAAATACGCTTCTAGTGTTTCAAAATAACTATAAAGCTTAGGCATTTCCATTACAGCCACCTCGCATGGTATTTAAATGTGATATTTGCCGCCACGCCATTATTCGCAAGCCAATAAACACTGTTTATTCCAGACCAGAGGGGCATAAAAGTGCCTGATATGTTTGCAAGCACATTTGCCCCGCCCTTTGTGGCTGTCAACTTGGCTGTGTCTAAAATAAGTTTTTCTCCAGCGTTTATAGGAAGATTTACATTTAACTTAATGCCACGCACCTGAAGCTGGCCGCCAGTTATATTTGCGGATACAGGTGATATTTCAATCACGGGGTATGTATAGGCCGTTCCTTCCACNTGCACATACATCGTGCTACCAGATGCCACNTGNACNGTTTTANNATANTCTTGAACAGANTANATAAAAGGTTCGCAGTTAAAGCTAATTGTGAAAAAGCTAACGTTTAATTGGTGATTAAATTCTATTTGTTCATCTACTTTTGCCATAAAGTATACTGTTTGATCCGTGGTAAACCGCAACTGCGCACGTTGTTGCGGCCGAAGTAGCCAGCCTGTTATTTCGCGTTCCTTTGCCAGCGTTTCTTCTACCGTGCTTCGTGCGATATAACAATCCACTTCTACGCGCCGGTCGCCGTAAGCCGCGTTAAAAATGTAACTTCCATCTTTGCCGGGTATGTATTCGTATTCATCACGCACTTCAGGTGAAAAGATGCGAATATCTGTAACATTAACACCGTAGGTATAGGCCGACGTCCCGTTAAAGGTAAAATCCACTACCTCGCCCCCCGGTATTTCTGGGCTTGCATTACTTTACTTGCAAGCTGTTGAGAAATTTTATCTATGTCAGCTTCTTCTCTTACTATCATCTGCTTAATAATAATATACCCACCAATACCTTGTCCATTTAATGGCACTACTGCTTCAGGCCCTGCTTCACCCACCACGGCTAGTGTAGGCCGCGTGACAATGCCACCAGTTGCTAGCTGTGGTATAGTTGCAATATTAATTCCGAATGATTTCCCGCCAAGGCCTGGCACCCAATTAGGAATGCTAAAATGTATTTTATTCAGGCCGCTAATTACGGTGTTTACTGCACCAATTATCCAGTTCAGCGGCGTTTTTAGAATACCTATTAGGTTATTCCAGATGCTTGCCACCGCGTTTTTAATAGCCGTGAAAACATTCACAAATACATCAAATACGGGTTGCAACCAGCTCTGAGCGTAGTTCCATAGGTTCTGAAGCGGCCCCTTAATCGTATTCCATAGTTTCGTAAATGTGTCAACAATCCACTTNTAGGCCGTTTTAATAAATGCGGATATCTGGTCCCAGTATTTAATCACCACTACCACACCAGCCGCTACAGCCGCCGCTATAAGCGCAGGCCAACCTATTACTCCAGCAACTGCACTTACTACGCTAGATATAGCGCCCAATAAGCTTTTTAATGCGCCCACTATCTTTCCTATCCAACCTATTGCCACGGCTATACCTTTTATAATGCTACCCACAATATTAAGCACAGGCCCCAGCACGGCTAATATTATGCCCACTTGTACTATCATGTTTTTTGTCGCCGGGTTAAGCTTGTTTAGCCAATCTAAAAGCTTTCCTATAGCATCTATGATATTTGTTAGCGCTGGTTCAATGGTTTCTTGAAGCGTCACACCTAATGGGGCAATTTTAAGTGCTAAATCATTCATCTTAGCTTTAAATTTATCAATCGGATCCAGTGTTTCTTCATAGGTTTGTGCAACCGTGCCGGTGGTATCAGCGAGGCCTGCAAGCGGGTCCTGCGCCTTCTTAACAGCGGCCGCAAGATCCGTGAAACTAATCTGCCCTTGTTGAACCGCTGCAATAAGTGTATATGCACCCTTGGCCCCGAAATATTCCATCGCTAGTGCGGTTTGCTGGGTTTCTGTTTTGGCAGCAGCGAATTTCTTAGCCATTTCATCTAACATCGCACTTGTGCTTTTACCCTTTTTAGCACCAGTTGCAAGCGCGCGGCCTAAATAAGTTACTGCTTTGCTTGCATCTATACCCGCTTTTTCTGTTTCGCTAATAAATTGTATTGAACTAGCAAGGTTGAACCCCAATTTCTTAAGTTGTGGTGCAAGGTTAATTACAGCCTGCATTAATTCGTTAGTGGAAACGCCCGTTCTTTGTCCAGCCGCTGCCACAGCATCAAGCACGTCGGGAAGGTATTCAGCTGAAATGCCAAACATGCGCATTGCTTTTTCTGCTTGCTGTGCTGCTTCAGTTACATTCGCACCTGTGATGGAACCGAACATTATCAAATATTTGCTTGCATCTTCTAGCTGTTTCCCCATCAGGCCAAATTGCGTATTAAGTTCAGCTACAGCATCACTTGCGGTTTGTGCATCTGTTGGCATGCTACCAAACACATTCTTAAATGTACCTTTTAATTCCTTTGCTGCATCTCCAACTGCGCCTGTTTTGGCTATTATGTTATCCTCGGCAGAATCTATATTCTGCCATACACCCATAATGGCGGTGCCAGCGGCCGCTATTGGTACAGTTAGGCCTTTTGTTAACTGTGAACCCACCTTCTGAAAGGAACTTCCAACCTTGTCAATTGTTTTCTGTGCGCTTTTAAGTGCGCTTTCAAGATCTTTTGTATCAGCGCTAACACGTACTACTAGTTCTCCTGCATCTGCCACTTATTGCACCTCCATTGTATTTAATATGCGTTCCCATTCGGCCCGTATATCTAACTGTTGCTTTGTTCTTTCTTGTTTAACACGCACCAGATCCTCTGGTTTTATTAATTTCTTTGTTCGGCCAGTGTAATTGATAATGTTCGCTATTTCCCAGGCTTTAATGTAAAGTTCATCTTGCTTGCGCTGGACAATACCATTCATTACAATTTCAATTTCGTGCGGGGTATAGTTCATCACCTGTTCAAGGCCTAGGCCTGCACGCACGCACTGCGTCAATAGTTCCTCCCAATCTATACCCTGCACATCATCACCTTCAGCTATGCTTTTTTTTGAAACGCTTCCTGAAACGCGGCGGCAAATAATTCGGCGGCCTTTTCTATTCCGATGTTGTCTATAATGGTGTCCACCTGTTCCACTGTAATGCTGGGATTAGAATGCATTAAGCCAATCTGGAAAAACTTCACTAAATCGTTGATACCGATGCCCTTTTCAAACTTGTTTTGTAATTCGGGAAGCGGGCACTGAAATACATCTTCAATCGTGCGAAGGGCACGGATGTTATACTTCAATTCATACAGTTGCCCGTTTGCTTCAAATACCATACTTTAAACTCCTGTTTTCGTTAGTGGACCAGTTCCAGTGATAGTGCAAGAATATGTAGTTGCATCATCGTAGGGCATTCCGATACTCCAATCCGTGATATACCCCGTGCCTGTATAAGTGCGCCCGTTTGTACCAGTGCTAAGCTTTACTGTTACCTGAGTTCCGTTCATGGCTGCACTCTCCAGGGCCTCATACGCTTCATCTGAAGGTACTACAAGGCCATCTGCATCAATGCTCCAGCTTCTAAACGAAGCTATGTTTTCTGCCCAGCCATCACCAAGCTTATTTGTGACATCTATGTTGTCGGCGCTTACGCTCAAATTAGCATTTCTTTGCCCTGCCACTGGTTGATCACCCACATATAGCAGGAAGTTTATACCTTTTATTACTTCTGTTGCCATTTATCTTTCCTCCTTTTCAGTTTTTATAATATTTTTACTCTCAAGCGTAAAATACCATGGCGCAATCCACTTGGATCGCGTAGTACTTGCATACTATCAGGTATTAATACTGCAACTGCGTGATTTTCTAACGTAAATTCCTGAATACACAGTATTTGTTCTATATCTTCCATTATGCGTTTCGTTTCCTTCCACCCTGAATAATTACTCCACACGTGTATTGTTACAAGCACGCTCCAGCCCGGGAAGCTTTTTGTGCCCCAATCCGTGGCGAAATCATCACCAACTACCACATATGGGTACTCTGTATGTTCCGGCACTGCATCGTATACTTTATAGCCTAGAGTTTGTATTTTTTCAAATATTGCTTGTTGTAGCTCATTCAGCATCTTTCANCGCCTCTTGTATGTCGCGTTCAATCCGCGGCGCTACAAGTTCAAATGCCGGGGTTAAAAATGGCTGCGCTTCTTGATTTCGTGTGCCAAACTCCACGAATGCAGCATAATCCGCAGTGGCCACAACTTGTACCTGCATTCCTTCTGGTTTATATTCTATGCTAGCACGCAAGGTTCCGGTTCTTACTGGCGCGCGGCTCTGTGCTTCTGTTTGTATTTTCATTCCACCATCAGCAAGCACCTGCTTTATTTTATCTTGTATTTCATCATTATATTTGTCCATATTTTTTATTACCTTATCTATGTTCTGAACTTTCACCTTAAGCTTGCTCACGGCATAACACCTCAAGTTCCTTATGTTCCATATTTATATCTATTACAGCTATTATTTCAAATATCCTATTGTTATACTTTATCCTATTATGTGGCGATATATTTACATATCGCATGCGTACCTTGTGTGTAATATCATTTGTTAACTGCATCGCTTCGTAATATTCCCTACCACTAACTGGTTCAATACTAGCCCACACTGTACCTGCATTCTGCCACGTTTCCATATAGCCACCTTGGCCATCACTTATACGTTCTTGCTTAAGAATAGTTATCAAATGTTTCATTTGGCCAATACTTGTTTTCTTCATAGTTTTCTCACTACGTATGGCCTAAGTAGCTGAAGCACTGCCTGTGGTGGTTCTGCGTTCAGATCGCCACGATTTTCGTACAAAAATGCTGCATATTGCATAATTGCATTCCGTATAGGTGCAGGCACACTTTCAGGCACATCTCCATATCCAGCAGTATATACTATGTAATCTGCTGTTCTCTCTTCTACTGTTTGCACAGGTGGTCTAGGTAGATCTCTTAAATGCACACCATATGCATTTTGTACGTAGTATTGCCACTTCTGTGTGATTAAGCTCCTGCATGTGTATTCTTCAACAAATTCCCTAGCTGCGGTGAGAAGCAGGGCAAGGAGGTTCTGCTCCTCACCCTGCGTTTCCGGATCTAGCCTAAGATATGCGGCCAGCTCTTCTACAGATACAGGTTCAGTTTGCGGATCCTGTATCCTTCTTAGCATCTTTGCGCTCCTTTGGCCGCGGTACAGAAGATACCTTTTCGGCTAATCCATCTTTTATCCATGCATATGCTATATCATCTGGTAATTCCACTATATCGCCTGCGTTGTATATACCAAATGCACTAATTATTCCTACTTTTGTTCTTATCTGCATATCTAACTGCCACCGCCAGCAGCAGCTTTAATCTTTAAACCACGCAGTGCATCAGNACGTACAACTGCGCCGCCTACACGTGAATGAATCTTAAATCCTACCATACCTTGTACACTATAGAGTTCATCTAAGCGCTGTAGAGTAGTCCCAAGCCTATCGTAGATTGTGTATCCACTGCGAAAATCACCAAACACAGCTACTATATTGTTGTCAGCAATATTTGGTATAAATTCACAATTTCTGATAGGATATCCTGCAAATGTTGCTGGTGTTCCACCTGCAAGCGCTGGTTGCCACAAATACTGACCATGTACTGCATCTTTCATTATCCGCATTGCATATTCTGTTTGGCTATTTACTAATAAGGTTCCATTTATGCGATATTGTGCTGGTACTGCATAAATAAGTTTAAGTAAATCGTCAGCAGCTAATACACTAGCTGTTGCTGTTTCAATAGCGGTAATGTTAGGTATTACACCTTCTGGTTCTCCTGCATTATGCCCTCGACCAAGAATAAATCCTTCTTCCTCTTTTTCAGCAATTGCACGTGCGAAGCTATCAATTATGAAGCTTTGTAAGTTCAAATCACTGTCCATGAGTTCATCCTCGCCAATGAGAGCTAGACCGTATAGATCCTCAATATAAATGTAAGCTTCACCTGCTGTGAAGTTATCCTGCGGTATGGTACTGCCTGTGCTTGT